TCCCTAATGTTCCTAAAATTAGACCATACGCTATAAATACCACATCTACCAAGTAATTTTCCATTTCTGCTCCTTATTTATGAATTTTAAAGTATGTTTTTGTTTCCTGCTTTTTCTACATCGAAAATTTGCTGCAATATAACTTTTAAGTCAAATGTTTTTCTAGCTTCCTTTAAGACTTCTGTCAGAACTTCTTCCCCAACTTCTTCAACGAAGTTAGGAATCCATTTTCTATCAATTGTTTTTTCTTTTTCTAACAACTCTTCCAATTTATCCCAAAAACCTTCATACACTTGATTAAATTTTTCTGCTCCAGCTTTTCCCTTTGCAACTATTTCCGTTTTATAAATTAAAGTTTTTCCTAATTCTAAAATTTTTCCTGTTAAATATATTTTTGCTGCTAATTTATCCATTTTTCATCTCTCCCTTTTCCTTGTTTTTATTAATATCGTTTCTAACGTGGCTAGCAAGCTTTACAGTGAATTTTTTCTTGCCAGCCAGCCATTTATACCAAAATTATTTTTAACGCTTGTATTAGGCTTGTATTCAAGCCATTTTTACACTACTTCAATTCAAAGTGAGGTGTGTCGTGCATTTTCCAGTTTCCACCCCATTCGACGTTTACGTTTTTACTTTTTGCTACTGCCAAGATATGATTTGCTATTAATCTTAATTTCTTATCGTCATACCCTTCTTCTGATGTGAATTTTCTGTATACTCCATTTTCAACAACTCCGCAAGGGAAAATATCGACAGCATGTCCGTATCCGTCAGCTTTGATTTGATGATTAGATTTAAATTTTTTTCCATCACAATTTGTTACAATTCTGCCTGGCTTACTTCTTCCAATTTGATACAAAGCAAACTGTTCTTCTGCTGTTCTTGCTCCGTCTGTAATTCTAAAATCAAATGGGCTATCTGTAATTGCAGCTTTCATTACTTCGACAAGTTTTGGATGTACTTTTTTCATTTTGTCCAGACTTGACTGAGCAAAAGAATATTTTTGATTATCTGTTGGTGTATTTTCTTTATCCCAGTCTTTCAAATATTCCTCCTTTCTCTGAATCCTGTTCAGCCAGCCTATTAAAAATCCTTCCTGTGTTCTGTCAGCTTCAACTTTTTCTTTGTAGTAAATTCTCTGCAAGTTGTGGTAAACTTCCAAAAATTTTTCAGGATCTGTTGCGTTTAATACTTCCAAAGTTTTATTCCCAATTATTCCATCTACAACCAAATCACTTCCGTTAATTTGATTCAATGCTACCTGTACGTTTTTTGTTCCATTTCTGCCACTGTTTACAGCCCAGTCGCATATAGACAGTGCTGTTTTATCATTTACAACTTTATCCAGCTTGTTTCCAAGATAATATTTTTTTAGATATATATTTTTTGCAAAATCCTTTGTTAAATCTTGCATATTTCCTTTATATCCAAAATCCCTTGCTTCTTCTTCAATTATTCCATATTTAGTTTTACCTCCTTTATCATTCTTATCATCGGAATATCCACCTTCGACTTTTAGCAGATATTCAAATATTTTTTCAAATCTTTCCATATTAAACCACTTCCTTTTCTTTTATTAATTCCATATCTTTTAAATACTTATATAATTTTACTGGACTGAACTGATAGCCAACCCTATCCTTTAGCGATTTCAATTTATACGTTAGTGTAAATTGCAAAGCATAATCTATTGCATTTAAGCAAAATTCGCTACAGAAATACCTATTATCATCCTGCACCTTTCCGGCATAGAAGAATTGTCCTAAAATTCCTAAATAGTCATATCCTTTGCCTTGCGCTGTCTTAAAAAAATCAATCACATCTTTAGGATCAATGTTTTTGTCAAGTTCATAAATTTCCATATTTTTTTGGTATTCAAATTTCCTTGTCCTAACTCCACCAGGATTAGATAAGAAAACTTGACCGTTGTAAACAAATTCACAGTGAGAGTATTTTCCAAGCGTCCACAATGCTATCAAATGCCCTATCAACCTCTTTGGTTTATGAAAGCAAATATACAGTTTATCTTTTTCGAGTTCCATAAAATACCTCCTTACATATTTTTGTATGCTTTTTCATATCTATCTTTGGCATCGTATTCTTTTAACTCATCATCAGTTAAATTCTCTAAATTATGCGTCAATAGAGTTTCCGTTGCCATGGCTTTTGTTGTATGTTCCTGCATTATGTTCGCCATTTTCATCATGTCCTGCAATGTCAGATTCACGTACTTCTCACTACCGTCTTTTGTGTAAAATTTCCAGTTTTCAAATTCTGTCTTTTTCATTGCTTGGCACATTACTACTATTCTAGTCAAATTTGACTGGTCAATACTTCTATTATTCTGCAAGTATTTCACGCCACCTACTTCAAATTCAAATGGGGCAACATCGTATTCAAGTCTTAGATCATAGAGTTCCTTTTTTATCTGTTCTATACGCTTTTCCCTATTTAACTTGATGACGTTATTTTCAATATACTCAAATTCAGATAATTCAACGGTTTTAATTTTTCCATTCTCAATCAATTCGTTTTCAGCTAAAGTATATTTTTCTGCCTTATAAAGCTCCTCTTTTGTTGCCTCTCTTAGATTTCCGTTATCCAAAACTGGATTTTGATATTCCAGTTCACTCCAGATGTGCTTTTCCGAATCCCAGTCCGGATAAAACAGATTAGGGTTAATTTTAAAATCTTCAAGGCTTGTTATTATTGGTCTCGCTATTATTCCGAGACTTTTTTTGTCGTATACAACGATATTCATTTACATTTTCCTCCTTGTTATCTAATTTTCTGATTCACATATGTAGCTGAAATTTACATGGATTGGCTCTGTTATTTTATTTGAAGCGAACACATTCAAATATCCAGCTTCAACATCGCCAGTCGTTTTCAAAGTGAACGCTGGTCTTGCCCAGCTTTCTGAAATTGGTGCAAAAGGAAGTCTGAACAAGACTTTTCCAACAGTATTTATGCTTCTGTCAAATTGCGGATCTAAATATCCGCTGAATACTGCTATGTTCCCTTGCTTAATTAAATAACAATCTTTAAAGTAGGACATTATTCTGCTGTCGATTTGGGAATTTTTTAGAATCTTCGTCTTATAAAGATTCCCAACCCTATCTGAAATCGGCTTATTGCTTATTGCCCTAAATTTCGTGACATCATTATATGTCAGATTTGTATTCTCTATACATTCATAATAGAACTTAGTCACACTATCAAAGTAAAATTTCCCTTTAACTTTGTTACCTGTGTCCTGAATATTTCCGCCAAATTCTATTCCTATTATTTCGGCTAGGCGGTTACCTTCGAGGGCTGTGCCTTTTTGTAATCCGTATAAAGTGCTATCTGACAAGACAAAAGAATTATTCTTAAAGTTCAACAAGTATTCCTTTTTATCTTTCAAAATCCCTTTGTCAACTTTATCCAGTAAATTATTCTTTAATTGATGAATCTGATATTCTGTCCCACCTAATTTTAAAAACACATCCTCAAATTGGTTTTCCCCATCAATTCTAACTAATAGTTTTAATCCGTCAAATACGCCAAATTCTTCGATACCAGTCAATGTAACTTCGTAAATATCTTTGTTAGTTCCTACAGTTCTAGTTGTATCTAAAGTATGAACCAATCCTTTTTGCAAATCATTCATGATTTGTGCTGTCAATGTTGTTCCAACTTGGGTTGCCGTTTCTTCACCTTTCCAAATATGCCTAACCAATCCAGCACCAACATCGTTGGCATTTTCAACTTTGTAAACATCCAAATTAGATCCTACCCAGTCCTTTATCTTTTTTAACATCTATCTTACCCCTTCCTGTGTAATTACATTCATTCTAGCCAAATTACTTTCATAATTTTTTTGCTGCAAAATTTCATCATAAAAACTATCCTCAGTGTTCAACATTCTTTTCAATCCTACAAATGCTCCATTTGAAATATAATTTGCCGTCTGTACCCTGTATTTAAAATCAATCGTTATTTCAACCCCTTTCGCCCTTATTTCAAGCAAAATATTTAAAACACTTTTTTTAACATGCGTTGGCAATCTTTTATTCAAAACTATATAAATACTACCAGCTTTTTCCTTGTAAAACTGTGTTTCAGATTTTCCTTTAAAACTTCCATTTTTTATATTGAAATCAATATCTTTATTATTAGTTTTCACAATTCCTTCTTTAAAAATAAATATATTCTGCTCATAATTTTG